TACATTACCTAGTGGTAATAAAGTTAAAATTAATTTTTTAAGAGTAGAAGATGAATTTAAAATTAGTAGATTTCAAGAATTACAAAGTCAATTATTAAAAGATATAGATAAAGAACTTTTAAGTTTAGCATGTATGATTCAAACAATTAATGGAGAAATTAAAGATTTATTAGAAAAATATTATTGGATGATTGAAGTTGATCCTGTTGATTATTCATATTTAAATAGTTATATAGAGAAATATGGTATGGGTGTTAAACCTTATATGAATGTTACATGTAATAAATGTGGAGGTATAGCCCCTGTGGGAATTTCGTTTCGAAGCGAATTCTTTCTTCCCTCATATAGCTTTGAATGATATAATGGAAATTGAATTTCAAATTGCTTATAATATGGGAATACCATTTGAGTTCGATCAAAAAGAGTTTTATGAGTTTATGTGGATTTATGAAAGATTATGTAAAGAAAGACAAAAAGAAAATGAAAAAGCTTTGAAACAACAAGGAAGATTTTCTTTAAATAGTGGAGGTTTCTAAGTGGCTGATAAAGATAAAAAAGATAAAAGTTTTTTATTAGATATTAAAACTGCTTTAAATGAAACTTTAATAAAAAGAGATCAAGAAACTGTTAAAATGAACAAATCAATTAATAGTAACTTAGATGCTAATCAAAAGATTTTATTAGATATTAATGCAGAGTTAGATCAAATTAATAGAAATGCTCAATTAACTAATAAATTATTACATCAAGAATCTAAAGCTCATGGTCAAGGTCAGATAACTAAAAAAGATTTATTAGAAGCTTCTACAAAAAAAGATTATGCTCGTAAGAAAGACCCTAATTTAAAAGTAATACAAGAATTAAATGATCTAGAAGTTTTAATGAAAGAAAATAATAAACTTCAAAAAACTAAAAAATCTGGTGCTGGTCTTTTAGGTTTGTTAGGATTAGCAGGAGCATTATTAGGTGTAGGTGGATTGCTTGGTTTCTTATTTACAGGAAAAAAAGAATTTTTATATTCAACTATAAAAGGATTTGTAAAAGGATTTGGAGAATTATTTAAACCTGTTGGAAAAATTTTTAAAACGATAGGAAAAGTATTAGGATTTGATAAACTAGTTTCTTTAATAGGTAAAGGAATTGGAAAAGCTTTTAAAGGTATAGGAAAATTTTTAAAATTAGATGTACTAGTTAAAGGACTTGGTGAACATGTTGGAGGATTTTTTGGAAAATTATTAAAACCAGCAGGAACTATTATAGAGACAATTGGAAAAGTTTTAGGATTGAAAGGACTTGCAAAAGCTGGAGGAAAAGCTGGAGGTAAAATTTTAGGAAAAGTAGGAAAACAATTACTTAAAAAGATTCCAGGTGTTGGATTAATAATGGGAGTTCTGTTTGGTATTCAAAGATTTAAATCTGGAGATATATTTGGAGGACTAGGAGAAATTGCATCTGGAATAGCAAGTACATTTCCCGGTGTAGGAACAGCTATAAGTTTGGCTATTGATTCTGTTTTGTTATTAAGAGATGTAGTAGGACCAGGAAAATTTTCTGAAGGTGCAGGAAAAATGGCAGGAGCGGTTGGAAAAATGGGATGGGAAGCTATTAAAGGAATTGCAGGATTTGGACCTATTGCGTGGATGCTTGAAGGTATTCAAAAATTTGCAACTGATCCTATTGGAGCATTAGAATCTATTGCTTCTGGTATTATGGGAATAGTTCCTAAAACTGGAGAATTTATAAGCAATATTATTGGATGGATTAAATCAGTTGATATTGGTGGTGCCGCTAAAAAAACTTGGGAAGGAATTACTAATGTTGTTAAAAATCCAGTCGGAGCCGTAGCAGGTTTAGGAAAAGGATTATTGAATAAGTTTAAAGGAACATCTTTTGGAAAAGGAACTGTTCAAGGATTTACAGGTGCAGGAAAAGCAGCTAAATCAGCCGCAGGAAGTGCTGTAGATTATGCTTATCAAAATGTAATTGGACCAAGTAATTTAAAAAATGAAACTATGGGAACTGTAACAGGAGTAGATGATCCTCAAGGGGGATTTGCTCCTTCAGAAATGAAAGACGATACTATAAAAGGTGAAGGTTGGTATGGTTATAAACTTTGGAAGCCAGATGTAAAAAATATTAATCCTATGTTATGGAATCCATTTAGTTCTATGGCAAAAGAATATAAAGATAAGACTGGTAAAGAAATTCAAATTAATTCGGGTTATAGAAATCAAAAAGGAAGTTTACATGGTTCTGGTTTGGCTATAGATATACAACCTGAAAATGCTAATGAATTAGAAAAAACAGGACTTCTTAAAAAATATGGATTACATAGACCGCTTTTAAATTGGAAAACAAAGAAAGAACCTTGGCACGTTGAATTATATCCTGGTCCTAAATATGGTGAAAGAGATACAAATAATTATGAATTTAGAAAAAGTTTAATAAAAAATCCATCAAATGCAGTAGGAGATGGTGGATATGATGTATCAACAAATAAATTAAAAGATAAATTTAATGCAGAGGATATGTCAACCGTAGAACTTTCAGATATTACTATAGAAAAATTAGCATCAAAAATAACAGAAGGATATAAGAGTTCTATGCCTAGAAGAACAGGAGCTAATGTATCAATACAACCAGTAGGAAGAGGATAATATGGGACTAAGTAATGCTTTTAATCAATCTATATTTACAAAAGATGCCTATACAAAAGCTATAGGAACTGATACACAAAATGGATATGCAGTTTTAAAAATAAGTCCAAATGGTAATAAATTTACTGGACGAAAAGATGCAGAGATTAAAGGGGTAATTAAAAATAATTTACAATTTAGTATTGATGCTACATGGACAGAATTAGGTGGAATTGCAGGATTAGTTCCAGATATATTTGGATTAAGAGATTTAGCTAGTAATGTAGAAAATTTTTTTGAAACAAGTGATACTCAAAGAGCTATGGGATTAGCAGACAGAGGAACAAAATTTTCAACTAAAAAAATATATTCTAGAAGTGGATTTTTAGAAATTAAACCAGAAATGAGAATTATTAATTGGACAGGAGATTTAGCAGGAAGTCCAATTATAGCAGCAATGTTATTAGCAACATATTGTATACCAGCAAATGCTCCAAATGGATATATGTCAATGTGGAATGGTATAGAAGATAAAATAACTACTTATGTTAAAACATTAGGAAAAGAAGTTATAGAAAAATTTGAAGGAATAGTTGCTGCTGGTAAAAGTGGAAAAGATTTAAATTTTATGGATAAAGTTCAAGCACTTATAGCAGAAGGAGCTAGAGGTTCTGCTGAAGGACTTGCAGAAGTTTTTGAAAGTTATGAAGATAAATTTGTTATGAAAGCATCTCCTACACCAGTAAGTGTAAAAATTGGAAATTATTTTTCGCATGATGATATGGTTATAACAAATGTAGATTTTACAATGTCAAAAGAAATGACAGAAAATGGACCATTATATATAGACATGACAATATCTTTATCATCAAGAAGATGTATAGATAATATAGATTATGTAGGAATGTTTATTCCAAATACAGGATCAAGAGTTATTAATGTAGGAAATGGTTTTAATGCAACAACTGGTTTTTAATAGGAGAATATAATGAATAAATTTACAAGAACTTTATTTTATGATAAAAATGAAGTGAATGGAATAGTTGAAAATGATCTAGTTAAAAACTATTTTGATTTATTTAAAATTAAAAGACAATCATATTATTTTACATTAGGAAGAAGTTATCTTCAAAGACCAGATTTATTATCTTTGAAATTATATGGTACTATGAGTTATTGGTGGATAATTGCAAAATTAAATAAGATAGATGATTGGTGGAATGATGTAGAAGTAGGAGCAGTTATACAATATCCAGATATACAAGATATACAAGATTTTTATTTAGAAGTAAGAAAATTTAAAAAGGTATAAGAATGTCAAATGCTGATTTCAATCAACCTAATGGACAACAATTTTTTTGTACCGTTAAAATTAAAGATATTCAATTTAATTCTGCTGTTATATCTTCTTTAATTATTAGAGAATGGGTATTGGATGTTTTACCAAAAATTCAATTAGATTTATCAGACGATGGAACATTAAATGAAGTGATGCCTTTAGATGATAATGAAGTTGTAAGTATTTTAATTGGTAAAACTGAACAAGATGAATCTCCATTAGAATTAGAATTTCAAGTTCAAGATTATAAAATAAATGTTATGGGAGATAATAGAAGATTGTTTTTTTCTATAACAGGTATTTTAAAAACTAATAATATGTTTATGTTAAGAAATAGAAGTTTTTCAAGAAGTACTTCTAAGGATATATGTTCTCAAATAGCTGGTGAAGAAGAATTAACTTTTACAAATCCTTTAAATGTTATTCCGATTGATAATATGACATGGTATCAGTCGAATATGAATAATTATAATTTTATTAAATATGTTCTTAATAGATCATGTATTAATAATGATGTAGCATTTTTTTATGCTAATACTCAAAAAGAATTTGTATATACTTCTTTGAATAAAGAAATTGATAAGACAGATTCTATTAATGCTATATATGATATTGATAAGAGTTTTTCTATGGATTTAAGTAATCTTGATAAAAGAAAAATATGGTTTAATTCTTATGATATTGTAAATATGAATGGATATTTCAATAAGAAAATAGCATATGGTTTTGCATATTCATATTATGATTTGAGTAATTCTACTCAAGCATTTGAGTATAGCAATTATAGATTAATGGCACAAAAAAGTTTTAAAGATAGAAATTTTGATGGTAAAATTTTTTATGGTGGAAATGATTTAGGTATATATAATGATTTAAATTTGTATGAAAAATATTTTGAATCTCTTATGAGAAATAAATATTTGATTAATGGATTTTTTGGATATTCTATATTATTGAATATTAATTCATTATATAAAGTAAAACTTTTTGATAAAGTAAATTTAGGTATTCCTTCTTTATTTCCAGAAAATAAAGCAGATATTAATGAGGTAGTATCTGGAGAATATCTAGTCGGTGGAATAATACATCAAATAGGAAATAAAGGAATTTATACAAAGATGATATCATTACATAGAAATGGAAATGATAAATCATCTTTTTTAGACAAGATATATAAATTTGATAATTCTTCTTTTAAAAAGGTATAATTATGGATATTGAACATATGAGATCAGAAATAGCTAAACAAGTAAATGAATCATTAAATGATTTTTTGGATACTAGTATTGAAGATATTGGATTTAAGGAAGAATTTTATGTTGGAAAAGTTGTTAATAATAATGATCCTGACAGGGTTGGTCGTTGTAGAATAAGAGTATTTGGAGTATTTGAGGCAGATGTTCCAGATAATGAATTGCCTTGGGCAATGCCAGATTTTACTTTTATAGGAAGTAAAATGGGATCGTTTATAGTTCCACCTATAGATACAATTGTTAGAGTTTATTTTGATAAAGGTAATATTAATTTACCTCATTATACAGTTAAGGTAGTTGATAAAAATAATTTACCATCTCAAAAAAATACAAATTATCCTAATAATATGGTAATGTTTGAAACTGATGAAGGAGATTATTTAACTATTAATAGACAAACTAAAGAAACAATATATCATCATAATTCAGATACAGAAATTAAAATAGATAGAATGGGAAATGTTACAGTTAAAAGTACGGGAAATTTAATATTTAATCATACTGGTCAGCTTAAAGTTCAAGGATTAAATGCAATCCCTGTTCCACAGGGAGGACCATTGTGTGCATTGCCTAGTTGTTTATATACAGGCGTACCACATTCAGGAAATGTTGCTCCAACAGGACCAGCGGTAGTGTAAATTATGGCAGAATATATAACTAATGCAGGAAAAGCATTTGGTTCGATTCTTAGACAAAAAATGGATGAATATGTTAATGCAAATTTTGTTATAGATAAATCACCATATGCTTGTATAAATACAGTTACAAAAAAATCCCACGAAACTAATATGAAAGCATGGTTAGCGACTGCTATAGCCATAAATGATTATCTAACAGGATATATGAAATGTAGTTTAAAAACTAACGGTGTATATACATATTTAGAACAGGCTATAGTTCCACCACCTCCACCTATACTTCCTGCCATTGATACTTTAAGTGATAAAGTAACTTATGGAGTAATTAAACCAAAAGACCCATATAGTATACTAGATTTAGCATTACCTACAATGATATTTGCAGGAGATAATACTATTAAAGATCAGAAGGAAGCTATTAAGCAAAACCTAGATCTAATTGTAACATGGCTTAATGTACCTCCAATTGGATTTACACAAAGTACATTACAGCAAGATGAAGACCCTATTTATTCATTAAATGGTACTGGATTGGTAATTTTTCCAGAATCAATAGATACGACTGATGTTGTAGATAAAATTATAGTAGCTATGGATGAACTTAAAATAAATAATGAACTTACTTATATATCAGCAAATGATATTTTTTGTACTGGAGTTGTGGAATTATTTAATAAAAATAATCAAGTTTATTCAATAGATGCGGGAACTATAGTACCATTAGCTACGAATAAAGTTCCTAATTTACCAGGAGTTTATTTTGGATTATCAACAGGAACTATAGAATTTATTGATGTTTATTGTGCAAAAGTACAAACTCCTATTCCTGCTCCACCTTTAGGATTAGGAATGTTGACATTAGAAATTTTATTACCTGAAGTAGATTTAAGTAGTATTGTAACTTCATTTATTGATTTGATGTTTAAAGGAATGGATATTACGGAAGATGAACGAAAAGAAATGCATAATAATTTTGGGGATGTTATTAGAGTTTCTTTTAATGGATTATTTGAAAATGGACAATTAATGTTTGATCAATTAACGACTAAATTAAATGAATTTGTAGAAACTTTAAAACAAAGATTATCGATAAGTGTATTGACTGATAAATTATTTAAGAGAATATTTAATTTTTCGAAAAAATTAATGGATAAAATATATAATTTTTTTAATTATGTATTTGATAAAATAAAAACTAAAATTACTGAAGTTATGGAATTGATTTTTGAACTTGAAACTATAATTGAAGAAGTGATTAAAAAAGTTATAGAAGCTATTACAAAACCAGTTCAAGAATTTATTGCTAATTTTGCTACAAAAGTTATTGCAAAAATAACTATTACAATACCAGCATCAGCGGCTCAAGTAGTTGCAGCATTAGCTATTAAAGTTAAAAATGCAATTGCAGTTGTCAAAAATGTAATGACAAAAATTGCAAAGATTATAGAAACTGTAATAACTTTTGTAACTGATCTTATAAATTCTATGATTGCATTAGTAAAAAAGATAATAAGTTTTATAAAAACTATAGTTGAATGGATACAAACAGCTACAGAAAAATATAAAGATTGTGTATCTGAATTATTAGGATTGATTGCAACATTATCAGTATTTACATCTTTTGTTTCTTCTGATCCAGCCGATCAAGCTCCTGAAATGCCTGTATTAAGTCCTGAAATTATTAAAGCGACTAGTACTTATTATGTTACTAAAGAAGAATATAAAACGTATGGATCAATGATTCCTCAAGGATTAAATGAATGGGATTTGATTACGAATTATAATACATCATCTTTTACATATGTTAATAATTTAGCATTGACTGGTACTGATATTGTAAGAGTATTTTCTGCTTATAATGGAATGGTAGATTCTAGTTTTATTTCTATGAGTAGTACTTTTACTATATCTGGAAATCCTTATAATGGAATAGTTGGAAGCCCTTTAACATATTTATCTATTAAGACATTATTTCAAACAGAAGAAATAACCGAAATAAATAATTCATCACAATTAGATTATTCTGTTTATAGAATGATAAATAATATATATAACGAAGAAACATCAGCAATGGAACAAGATTGGAATCAAATTTTTTATTATGGATATTTTGTTAAAGCAAATTGGACTAATACAGATCAATATTTAAATTATTATAAAGGCTGGATTTCTGAAAAATTATTATTATCTGATCCTAAAATTATAGATATTATTTATACACCTATTCAAACAGATGTATATGAACAATGTAGATTAATTAAATATTCAGAAATCGATTTTACTCAAACAATTAATGTTATCTAATATTATAAATAATAATAAAAGGATAAATATAAATGACACTAGATTTTGATAGAGAATGGGTAGACCCTTGGGCTTATGACTTAGAGAAAAAAGTTATACGCAAGGGAGAAATATGGGATGTTGATGTTATTAATCAATCTATTGAAATGATTCTAGGAACTATATGGGGGGAAAGATTATTTAATCCTTCATTTGGATGTGGTTTGCAAATGAAAATTTTTGAAACTGTAACAGAAGATAGTGGTGAAGAAATTCTTAATGAGATTGCAAATGCTCTCAAAAGATGGGAAGATAGAATAACAGTTTTAGAAACTGAAATGCGTTTATATTTTAATGAAGATGCTCATACTTTAGTATTAATGATTCCATATATCATTAATGAACGTCAAATTAAAAGTACTTTTAAAAAGAAAATTATAGTATAAGGAAATAATAATGGCAACAAAAAAGAATTTTTTAAAATATTCAGGATTGACTTATGAAGAAATAATTCAACAAATTAATGATAAACTAGTCGCTGATAAGAGATTTGATAATTTTAGGGAATCTGCAATAGCACAAACATTAATAGAAATATTTGCTGGTACAGTTGATATTGTAAATTATTATCTTGATAGAAGAGCAGAAGAATGTTATTTTGATACAGCTAGACTTAAAAGTTCAGTTATACTTCTTGCTCGTCAACTAGGATATGTTGTAAAAAGACCTATTCCTTCTGAATCTACGGTTAAAATTGAATTAAAAGGAGATTTATCGGGTATAGCAACGGGTGGAGATAGACTTCAAATTCCTTATCATAGAGTTCTTTCGTATAAAGGTTATAATTTTATTTTAAAAAATGGTTTCACTTATACATTAACAAATGCAGATATTACAACATTAGCGGCAGGAGGAACTGTTACCCTTACAAAGAATGATGATAAAAATGTAATTACTATAGTTCAAGGTGAAATTAAAGAGAAAATTATTGAAGGTTCTACAAATACACAAGTAGGACAAAGATTTCAAATTTATAGAATACCAGATACAAAATTTAGTAATAGATATGGAAGTGAAGATTTTGATATTAGTGTAACAAAAGTATGGGTAGGTAATACAAAATCTGATGAAACTGAATATAGTATTGATAGAAGATCATTAATTAATTGGGAATCTATTGAAAGCTTTAATGCTCAAGAAGATAGTAAGGTATGTGTTGTAAGAACCTCAACTAATGAAGATGTAGAAGTAATGTTTGGAGATGCTCAATTTGCTGCTCTAGGTGCTAATATAAGTGCTGCTAATACACCACAAACAACATATGATAACGTTTATATTCAATACCTAGCAACT